GATGTTGAGTTAGAGATACCTTTACTTCGCCACATGGTGTTAAATACTCTTAGGAGTTATAACAACAAGTTTAAAGAAGAGTATGGCAACATGGTAATTGCCTGCGATAGTAAAGAAAAATACTGGAGAAAAGAACATTTCCAGTATTACAAGTCTAATCGCAAGAAGGCTCGTGATGAGTCTGGTTATGATTGGAATATGATCTTTAATGCCATTAGTGTAGTTAAGAATGAAATTAAAGATGTGTTTCCATACAAGGTATTAGAAGTACCTGGTGCTGAGGCAGATGATATTATTGCAAGTCTATCTAAATGGACTCAATTCAATTCAATGGAGAAAGTGTTAATTGTTTCTGGTGATCATGACTTTTTTCAGTTGCAGAAATATAAAAACATTAGACAGTATTCCTCTTTGAAGAATAAATTTGTTAAGGCTGAAAGACCACCTGAGCATCTTGTGTTGGAGCACATTATTAAAGGTGATAGAGGAGATGGTATTCCTAATGTATTTTCTGCGGATGATTCAATTGTCAACGGAGAAAGACAAAAGCCAGTATCTTCCAAGAAGCTTCAGGAGTGGTTAGATAATCCTTCTACATTACCTACAGATGATTCCTTTAGACGTAATTTTGATCGCAACAAAAGGCTAGTAGATTTCTCTGAGATACCAAAGATCATCGAAACTCAGATTATAAATAGTTTTCAGAACTACAATCAAAACGATAAAAGCCGTATCTTAAATTATTTTATTGAACATAAAATGAAGCAGATGGTTGATTACTTAGAGGAATTTTAAATGTTATTAGTATCTGAAATGTTGGACCTGGTAGAAAGAGCATCCAGTTTAGATCATAAAAAAACTATCTTAATTGAAAATAAATCTAGTCATGCGTTGCTATATGTACTAGCTTTGAACTATGATCCTAATGTAAAGTTTTATATCCCTGAAGGTACGCCTCCTTATAAAAAAGAGGTTGGTAAACCAATTGGTTATCATCAGACGTCAATACAAAACGAATTAAAAAGATTTTACATCTGGGCTAATCCAGACACTAACTTACCTAGACTGAAAAAAGAGGTATTGTTTTCTGAAATGTTAGAGGGTATGCATTACTCCGAAGCAGATTTATTGTGTGCAGCTAAAGATGGAATATTAACAACTCTCTATAAATCAATTACAGAAGATCTAGTTAGAGAAGCGTTTCCCAAACTACTCCCACCTAAGGTCGTGGTGGAGGTGGTAGAAAAGAAGAAGTCCGTAGCAAAAAAGTCGTCGAAGCCTGCAAAAGTATAATTGCTTATTGCAGAAAATTTATATAAGGAGTTTTATTATGAACTATGAAAATGATTTTAGATATAATTTTGATTTTAGTTTTTCCAGCAACAATGACGATCATGTAAATGTGTCATTCAAAGCAGTTGGTGTTAACCAAATTGTTACTAAGTTTCAAGACTTTCTAACAGGTTGTGGTTTTGTGCTTGATGGAGATTTGCAAATCGTTTCGCGTGATACACGTGATACACAATATAAGAGTCAAGCATATCAAGGTACATTCAATTCTTTTCCAACGTCTGGTGGAATTAGTAAAGATCAGTTTGCAGCCTTAACTCCAACACCATTGCAATCTTTTGATTTGAGTTCATTCGACACACAATCAATTCAAGCTCTCAAACAAGAAGATATTAGACTTCAATACCCAAATAAAAATGAAGACATCTTACATTTTGGAGTATAAGCAGGTAGATTCTAAGGGACGTGAAAAAAACTCCAAGCATGTTGGGGTTTTTGGTTCCTTAGATAAATTAGAGCAAAAGAAGCAAGAGATTTTGAACTTGGTGGGTCAGAATCTCTCTTTTCAGATTTATACCAGCGAGAGCTGGTTTTAATAAATACATACATGCCGAAGTATACATTCCTCAATAAAGAAACTGATCAGATAGAAGAGCATTACTTTAACATCTCTTCGTATGATCAGTTTATCAAAGATAATCCACTCCTTGAACGATTCTTCGAACAAGGTACTGGGTTTGCAATGGGTGACTCTGTCCGATTGGGCATTAGAAAAAATGATGATGGTTTTAGAGAAGTAGTTTCTAAAATTGCTAGTGCTAACTATAAATCCAATCTGGCTGATAGATTATCTAGAAAATGATTTTTAAATTTTACCCCACCAACTCTAAAGACCATAGGTTCAGCTACCTTGGTCTTTTTTTCTTTAAGAAGAGGGTCTATGTCAAGAAGAAACGCAGCTATACAAGAAGGACATAACAATCAATCTCATCTACAAGTAGTAAACAATAAATTAAAAATTAAGCAAGAGGACTTAAAAGAAATAACACCTTTGACAATAAATCAGAATAAGTTTTTCGATTTATATAGAAATTCACAGATATTACTTTTACATGGAGTAGCTGGCTCAGGTAAAACGTACATAGCTCTTTATAAAGCCTTAGAGGAAGTCTTAAACAGATCGTCCACATATAAGAAAGTTGTAGTCGTTAGATCAGCAGTACCTTCACGAGAAATTGGACACCTACCTGGAGACGAAAAAGAAAAGGCAGAGGTCTATCAAAGACCTTACGAAGAGATATGTGAAGATTTGTTTGCAAGAAAGGATGCTTTTAGTCGACTTCAAGAGCAAAATAGTATAAACTTTATGATTACGTCTTTTGTAAGAGGAATTACATTAGATGATTCAATTATAATCGTAGATGAGTGTCAGAATATGTCTGACATGGAGCTGAACAGTATTATAACAAGAGTTGGTAATAGATCAAAGATTATCTTTTGTGGGGACTTCAGGCAAACTGACCTATATAAGAAGAACGATTTGTCGGGGTTGAAGAAGTTCATGGTCATCTTAGACATGATGCCTTCAGCAAGGACAATTGAATTTCAAGTAAATGACATAGTTAGATCATCCTTAGTAAAAGAATATATAATTGCAAGAATGAACTATGAAGAGAATTACGTACATTAGGAGTAAGTTTGTTTAATCACATTCGCTATGATATACCAAAACTTGAACGCGTTACCAAGCCCGATGGTACTAGATTATATCAAACCCCATCGGGTCTTGCCTACCCAAGCGTTACAACCATCACTGGATTACTTAGCAAGCAATCTATTGTGGAGTGGAGAAAAAGAGTTGGCGAAGAAGAAGCCACGAAGATATCCACCAGAGCGTCCAAACGAGGAACAAAGATACATTCCCTCTGTGAGAACTTCCTCAATAACGAAAGTGTTGTTCCGGAGATGTTGGACAGGGCGATGTGGGATTCAATGTTACCTGAGCTGTCTAAGATAAATAACATTAGATGTTTAGAGACTACTTTATACAGTGACTATTTAAAAGTAGCAGGTACAGTTGACTGTATAGCAGAATATGATGGAAGATTGTCTGTCATTGATTTTAAGACGTCTTCAAAGCTGAAAGAAAGAAAATGGATAAGTAACTATTTTATGCAGTGTGCAGCTTATTCGGTAGCTTTTGAAGAAAGAACTGGTGTATCAGTACCGGATTTAGTAATTATAATTGGTGTAGATGATGAGCAGGTCCAGGTGTTTCGAGAGAAACGTGACAACTGGATAGATCAGTTCAAAGAATTACGTGCGCAGTATGACAAAGAGAATCCAGGAACTTTTTTTGGTTCTTGGGCTAAGTATGCTGTAGAACAGAGATTGTTGTATAATCCTTTGAAGTAAAGGCATTCTGGACTCGGGTTCGACCCCCGACATCTCCACTGAGGGTATTCGTAATAGTACCTTGAGTGGGGATGAATTTGGTTTCGACAGGGTGAGATAATAGAGAAGGCAACACGGTAGGCGATGACCGTTAATCAAGCAAAACAATAAATGCAAACGATGCATTCTACGGTGAAGATCGCCTAGCGGCGTAACTCACTTGGGGTTTCGGTAGCTGTCCTTATTACCCAATCAGCTGCCACACACTTACACAACACAGGAGATTCAAATGAGTAATATGACACCTTTCGAGATCCGTCTCGAACTTTTAAAGATGGCAAAAGAAATACTTGAGCAGGATCACTTTGGCAAACGAGAGCAGGTATCTAGCGACTGGACTGTTAAAGTCGAAAATGCTCGACATGCTGGACAAACACCTCCAGACCATCCAGGGTTCCCACCCTATCCCACGGAAGCAGAAATCATTGGTAAGGCACAGACCTTGAATGGCTTCGTTTCTCAAATCCAAGACGTAAAAACTTCCACCAAGAAGTAATCTAACGAAAAGGGAATAGCTTCGGCTATTCTCTCCAAGAAGGAGAACGAATGGTTATTACTAAAAGCATTTTAAGAATTTTGACCTTAGCAATTGCTGTAATGATTACTATGACAGTATTTCATTCTAAGGCTGAAGAATACCAAGAAGAGAATTTAAAAGTCTCTCCTATCACAGCATCGATGCGTGAACGCCAACTAAAATGTTTGGCAGACAACATCTACTTCGAGGCCGGTTATGAGTCGTTCGAAGGTAAGGTAGCAGTAGCACAAGTAACTCTAAATAGAGCAAGTAACGGAAAATGGCCTTCTGATGTTTGTGGAGTTGTATATCAGAAGAATGTTGTTTATGAAAAAGTTATTTGTCAGTTCTCGTGGTACTGCCAACAAGGTCCAAAGTATAGGATCAGCAATCAACAAGTTTACAGTGAAGCTATGATTGTAGCTAAGAAAGTATTACTTGAGGGATTTAGGTTGCCTTCTATGACTCGTGCTCTATATTACCATGCAGACTATGTAGATCCTAAATGGAAGAAACCTAAGTTGTCTAAAATCGGTCGACATATTTTTTATAGCGATGTATAATGG